AGTATGCATGCTTTCTGTACCGTGCAAAAGCGGAAACCGGAGAGATGCCGCTGTATCTGCGAAAGATGATGGATGCGTGCATGTTTGAGGGGCATTTGAATGAATACGCGGCATGATGGAATCGTGTATCTCGCCACGCTGACAAACACGGCCGATGCCGGCGATATGCCAAAAGATCGGCTGCAATATGTCGGGCGGTTCTGGTATGAAGAACGCATGATCGGCCTTCAGAGGCAATATCTGGCCAAAGGCGCGCGGGAACAAATAGATATGGTAATTCGTATCAGGGAATTCAAACACACGGCCAGAATCGGCTTATATGCGATCCTGGGCAATGGTGATCAATTCAGGATTCTCAACGTTTCACGCGGTTTTGATGACGATCACGGATTGAAATTCACAGAGCTGACGCTGGAAAGGTTGGATAGACTATATGAAATCAATCAGGAATACAACAACAGCGAAACTGAAAAAAATTCGTGATGCATTGGTTCCGTTGGCGGCTGTCGCGCCCGTTTTCCATTACCGGAAACCGCCGGCGGAAACCGTGAACAGATATATCGTATGGGCGGAAGATGGCGGCCAGAATTTCTCGGCGGACAATCGCACCCGTGAACGGTCAATCGGTGGAACCATAGATCTATATACGCAAAAAGAATATGATCCGTTGATTGATCTGTTAGAGGATCAGCTGAATGAGGCTCCGCATGTCATGTGGGATTTGAATTCGGTGGATTATGACGATGAAACCAACCTGATTCATTACGAATGGATCTTCACGGTGGCATGATGGCCAAGTGGAAATTTGAAGGGCTCGACAAATACATCGAGTATTTGCGGAAATTGGATGCTGAATCAGATGAAATGATCCGGCATGCAGTTTATAACGGGGCCGGCGTTGTCGCCGATCGGGTCAGGCATTCAATCAACGGGATTCGGGTTGATGATTCACACGGCAAGAAAATGAAATCGGGTCCGACAACACAACAGAAAAACGGGCTTATTTCAGGATTCGGTATTTCACGGATGCAGAATGAGGATGGATATGTAAATGTGCATCTCGGTTTTGCGGGCAGAAACGGCCGAAAATCAAAGAAAAGAGCGCAAGCCGAAGCAAATATCACAGTTGCCCGAAACGTTGAATCTGGGACGCCATGGATGGCCAAACAACCATTCATGCGTAAGGCGGTAAACGCGGCAAAAAAAGAATGTGAACAAGTTATGGCAGACACGCTCGATGAAGAAATCAAAAAGATTACCCCGTAAGGGTGAAAGGAGAAAAAAATGGGGGCAGCAGTACCAGCAGCAACCGGAAAGGTAACAACAGGGTTTTCATTTCCGTATGTCGCAAAATACTCCGCTACGGGTGGAGTAATCACATACACCGATGCTCAGGAACTCGCGCGCGGTGTAAGCGTTGAAATCGCACCGGATACTCCGGATGATAACCAGTTCTGGGCAAACAATCAGCAGGCCGAATCCGGGCCTTCACGGTTCAGATCGGGCTCCGCAAATGTGACCGTTGATGGGTTACTGATTGCGGCACGCAGGATGATCAGAGGGCTCCCGGCTGCCGATCAGGATGGATGGACTGCCGTTGGAGATTCCACATCCGCTCCGTATGTCGGATTCGGATTCATTCAGCGGTGGATGTCCGGAGGCGTTGAAGGATGGACACCGATCATTCTGGTTAAAACGAAATTTGAAATTCCGAATGATTCTGCAGAAACAGAATCGGAGGATGGCATTGATTGGCAGACACAGGATCTGACAACCCGTATTTATCGTGGTGACAATGCAAATCATGATTGGAAATGGATCGGCGGAGATTTTGACAGTGAAGCGGATGCTAAGGCCGCCATGATCACAAAACTCGGCGGTTAAAACATCATTATTGGAAATGGAGGATTGAAAATGATCATCAAAGGCAAGGAAAGACATTTTGAATTCAATGTCCAGAGCCACAAGGAAATCTCGATGCTGTGTCGGGATAATGACATCGCGAACATCGGCGAATTATACAAGAATTCCCTGGATAGCGTTGCCAATATCATCCAGATGGCCATCATCATGAATCGAGGATATGAGGATCACAAAGCATATGATGATCCGACATATACCCCTGAATATTTGACGGATGATGATTTCCGTTTCGCGTCATATCAGCAGATTCGAGAGCTTGAACAGGTTCTGAATCGGGTGATGATTGAAGGCAGGGAAACGGAGATTGAAACGGAGCCAGTGAAGATCAAATCCTCAAAAAACGGAGAACAGGCAAAGGAATAAAAATCCGGCTGACCTTTGCCTGGATTTATTTTTACGGCCGGAAATTGGGAATGAATAGAAAAGAGGTCCTCTATACCAGATATGGCGAAATGATGGACCTCATTTCTTGCTATCAAATTGAAAAAGGCGAGCGATTGCCGAAAAAGAAAAAACGCAAATGGACATTTGATGAAGCAATCGCTCTGGAATAGAAACGGAGGAATGAACCATGGCTGTGAATATCGGGCCGAAGATCGGAATAGATGGTGAAGCCGATTACCGAAAACAAATAAATGAAATTGTTCAGCAGCAGAAAACGCTCAACTCCGAAATGCAAAAGGCGGCGGCTGTTTTTTCAAAAGATTCAGATGCAAAAAAGAGGAGCGCCGAACAAACAAAAATCCTGAATCAGGAAATTGAAAACCAGAAACAGCGGATTGAAGTGCTCTCCAAAATGTATGCGGAATCAGCTAAAAAAACAGGTGAAACATCAACTGCAACATTGAAATGGAAACAGGCACTGACCGAGGCCGAAACAGAACTGGCCAAGATGCAGAACCAGCTGAAAGAGCTGAGCGGAAAAACAGGAATCGCGGCCATTGGTGAAACGTTCAAAGAAGCCGGAACAAAGATCACCGCAACAGGGAAAAAGATCGCCGATTTCGGTGGTACGATGTCCAAAACAGTAACGGCACCAATTCTGGCCGTTGGAGCCGCTGCCGGTGCCGCATGGAAAGAGGTAGATGATGGCCTTGATATCATCATCAAGAAAACAGGCGCATCCGGTTCTGCGTTGGAGGATATGCAGAACCGGGCAAAGAACCTGGCCACAAGTATTCCAACCAGTTTTGAAACGGCCGGAAATGCGATTGGTGAGGTTAATACTCGGTTTGGTGTAACCGGTGATGAGCTCGAAAAATTATCCGGGCAATTTATCAAATTTGCGGATTTGAACGAAACCGATGTTGTGGGCGCAATTGATAACGTCCAGCAGGTAATGGATGCATTCGGTATTTCCGCAGAAGATGCCGGCGCGGTGCTCGATACTTTGAACAGCGTTGGACAAAATACCGGAATCAGCATGGACACATTGACCAGCACCATGCTGACCAATGGATCAGCCATGCGCGAATTGAATATGTCATTCGCGGATTCAGCAATCCTTCTTGGAGAATTGGAAAAATCCGGAATTGATACATCCACCGTGATGACAGGATTATCCAAAGTACAGCAAAAAGCCGCAAAGAACGGAACCACAACCGCCGCAGAATTTGAAAAGGCGATCAAAAGCTCCGGCGATGCCGTGGAAATCTTCGGGGCAAAAGCCGGACCGAAATTATATGAAGCGTTCCAAAATGGGACACTTTCCATGGAAATGTTCACCGGCAGCGCCACGGAATTATATGCGGCCGTTGGTAATGTTGATGCCACATTCGAGGCCACCCTGGATCCGATTGATCAAACAACAACCATGCTGAATGAATTGAAACTGATCGGATCAGATCTGGCCGGGGTTGTGATGGATTTGTTAGGACCATCAATCAAAGATCTCGGATCGTGGGTGAAAGATGCTGGAGAATTCATCCGAAACATGGATGATGACCAGAAAAAAATGATTGTCACCGTTGCCGGGGTTGCCGCCGCAATTGGTCCGGTGATCACATTGGTCGGCGGGGCCATTCAGGTGATCGGAGGCATTGCAACAGCAATCGGAACGGTTCTGCCCGTTATTGGAACCGTGATCGGCGTTCTCGGCGGACCGTTGACAATTGCCATCGGTGCCGCGATTGCGGCCGGTGTATGGCTGGCAACACATTGGGAACAGGTGAAAGAAACAGCCGCAACATTAGCGCAAACGATATCCGAGAAGTGGACAGCAATCAAAGAAAAAACATCCGAGATATTCACGAACATCGGGAATACGATTCATGAAAAGATCGAGGATGCAAAGAATTTCATAAAAAACGGATTGGATTCCATTTCAAATTTCTTCAGCGGATTAAAATTGGAATTCCCGCACATCAAACTGCCGCATTTTTCTATAAGCGGCAGCTTGTCATTGGATCCTCCATCCGTGCCATCAATATCCATTGAATGGTATAAAAAAGCATATGCAAACGCCGTACAATTCAACTCTCCAACGGTGCTCGGAACAGGCGCCGGATTCAAGGGTTTCGGAGACGGTAACGGCGCGGAAATTGTCATTGGTAGGAATACCCTCCTGAATACATTTACAGAGGCAGTACAGCGCGCAAATGGCGGCGGAAACACCATCACTGTGAATGTGTATCCATCCGATGGAATGGATGAGGAAGAACTCGCTGAAAGAGTATCACAGCGCATTTCTGATGCCATCGAACAGATGCAGGGAGTATATGCATGAAAAGAATAATTCCGTTATATGATTATTTCATTTTCGCAGGGAAATCCTCGCTTGATTTCAGGGTGAGGATTTCCGGCAACGGAACACATCACGCTCCGGAACGACACATTGAAACCGTGATCGTTCCAGGGCGCAACGGTGATCTAACAATCAGCGATGAAAGATTTGGAACGGTTGATCAGTCATATGATGGATTTATCGTTGATGATTTCATGGATAATTATTCGGGTTTGGTGAATTGGCTCCTGAGCCATCGCGGGAATCAAAGATTGGAAGATTCATACCATCCGGATGAATTCCGCATGGCTCGTTTTACGGGGCCGATTGATCCACAAACGGTTATGGATGAAGCGGGAAAATTCACGCTTACATTCAAATGCCAGCCGCAAAGATTTCTGAAAATCGGAGAACATGAAATCATCATCAATCCGAATCAGACAAAAGCATTCAAGAATCCAACGATCATGAAGGCACTGCCGATGATTACAGTTTCCGGAACCGGAATATTCACGATCAGCCAGAATGGAACGGTAATCAATACGGTTGAACTGGATCAGAACAACGGCGCAACCGTAATCGATTCAGAACTCCAGGATTGTTATGAAGGAACCATCAACCGGAATCCGGCTGTTACATTCACGAATGGCTATCCAGTTTTTGAAGGAAACGCAATCACAGAGATTGCAGCAGGCACGGGAATCACCCTGCGGGTGAAACCGCGATGGTGGCGATTATGATTCCAAAATTGTTAGATAATACGAAATCACTATCCGAATTAGTGAATGATGCATCAGAAGGGCTCGGCAGGCTCGCGGAATGCACATCCGCAAAGACTACGGAAGAAAGGAATGGCGCGTTCACGTTGCAGATCACCCTGCCAATGTCGGCGCGCCATTTTTCTGAAATCAAAAAAGATTCGATCATTGTTGCGAAACCGAATCCATTTGATGATCCGCAGCTGTTCAGGGTTTTCAAAAGCACAAAGCCAATGAATGGAATGGTGACATTTTTCTGTAATCACATCTCATATGATTTGTTAAAAACAAGCGTGATGCCGTTCCAGGCGGTGAATGCATCGGATGCATTTTCAAAACTAAAAACAAACATGATCGGCGGATCGGCGTTCACATTTTCAACTGATAAAACAACCGCTGCAGATTTCAAAAACGAAATCCCGCAATCAGCCCGCGCATTATTAGGCGGGCAAGAGGGATCCTTTTTGGATGTTTTCGGCGGTGAATTCAAATTTGATAACTTACAGATCAGCCTGCTTGCAAGCCGGGGAACAGAAACAGGAACAGTTATCGAATACGGGAAAAACCTGACCGATATCAATCAGGAAGAGAACATCACAGATATGTATACGGCAATAGTTCCGTATGTGAAAATGTCGGAAGATTCCAAAGATGAAACGATTGTCGGAGATTTGATCAACCTTGTGGAAACAGATGATCCGCGCATCATGAATCTGGATTTGTCGGATCGTTTTGAACAGACGGACACGATCACCAAAGCAAAAGTAAACAGCGCTGCGGCCGCATATGTGGCCGTACATGGAAATGAATTGATTGTTCCAAAAATCAACATAAAAGTGTCATTTGTAAATTTGCCGGATACGGATGAATACAAAAACATTTCCAGTCTGGAAAATGTCAGGCTGTGCGATTCCGTAACGGTCAGATTTGAGAAATTGGGCGTTGATGGAACTGCGAAGATCATCAAAACGGTGTATGACGTTCTGAACGAAAAATATGATTCCATTCAATTGGGAGATGTCGCAAGCGGGCTCGCGCAAACGGTATCGAATATCATATCAACGGCAAAGATTCAGACCGCACAACAGCGCAAATTCATTGCCGGATCAATTGAAAAGGCAACCGCTTTGATCAGCGGCGGCCTCGGCGGATATGTCGTGATGGGATTGAATGAGGATGGACATCCGGAAGAAATCCTGATCATGGATACGCCGGATAAAGAAACGGCGCACAACGTGATCCGGATGAATCAATCCGGAATCGGATTCAGCACACATGGATACGCCGGGCCATATTCAACGGCATGGACCATTGATGGAACATTCATCGCAAATTATATCAAGGCCGGAACATTGGACTGCGGAACATTGAGGAATGCCGGCGGCGATGTATCGAATGTGAATGCATCTCAATTATCAACCGGAACAATGGATAATGACCGCGCCGGCGGATACAATTTCAGCGCCGGCAACGATATAACCGTTGTGAATTGGGATGGCCAATTATGCCATTACTATTTCGATCATGGAATTGGAATGAATTACTGGTTGGAGAACGATACATCATCGATTTGGTATCAGCTGTATCACGGTCAATGATTGAGAAAGGAAAAAACATGATTGATTTTGTAAAGATAAACGGATTCAAATTCACGGTTCGCGGTTATTCCAGGAAAGCGGATGAAATGCATTTGAACATCCGCCTGGAAGATGGACAGACAATCACATCCGTTCCGGATGCAGTCAGCGCCGGAAATGCGCCGCTGGAATTCTACGATGAAAACGGAAATCTGGCGGCCGTTTTTGATGGTTATACAGAACTCAACCGATATGCAGTCAATTATAAATATGAATTCGGAATTGATGATTTCGGGATCGCATTTCAGGCCGTGATCATAAAACCAACAGCCA